GACAGAACGGCTCGATGTGGCCACGTCGGTGCGCAACAGGATGGCGTCGACCACAGCCTTGGCCGCTGCGAGTGCGGTCGATGTGGCGAGCGTTGCGTTTGAAATCTCGGTCGCAACCTGAATGGGTGTGGCGCGTGTAGTGATCGCCGCATCGAGGTAGGCGAGCGTGGCCGACGTCAGGTTAGCCGGCTTAGCGAACACGCGAGCGGGAATGCCGATGACCTGAATATCGCTCGTTGAACTCTCCGGCAGAAAATCCATCACGTCAGCATTCGTCTCAGCCTGCGTCAGATCAAATTCATAAAATCCATCCTCGATCTCAGTCGGGTTGGCGTCGTTGGTTGCTGTCGCTGTGCCAGAATCCTTGCGCAGCTTCGCGGTGATGTTTGCCGCGTCACCGGCCATCGGATTGTTGGTAGTGCGATTGAAGGCGAAAACTAGGTATTTTTGCGAGGCGACATTTTTGAACATTTCATCCTCCTCCCATCATCGAAAAGAATCGAGTCGGCATGAAACCGCCCCCGAGTACACTTTTCCCGCGAACTACTCTGCTTGGCTCAAACAGCAGATGCTCGTTGGCCGAGAGCATCTTGATCTCATTTCCCGACAACTGACGATTCCATATTCCAAGAAATCGTAGTTTTCCTGTGTCTGGGCGATAGCCAAAAGTATCTAAACCACCGACACAGAATTGATTAGAGGACGGTACAAGGCTGGGACGGGTTCCAGATGCTTGCGTAGCCTTGATCTCACCATTCTGCCAAATCTCCATGCCTGAACGAGCACCTACAGTGAAAGCCCAGATGTTGTCGCCGGTGACTGTAAGACCTCCAACACTTGTCCTATTACCTCCAGATTGCCCTCCCCAGTCCCAATAAACAGTGCCGTCAGAGTAAGGTACATGAGCATTTACGCTTCCCGTCCCGGCATAGTTAGGGAATGCGTTCGAGAACAAACTCGATTCTCGATTAGTTGAATCTGTCTTCTCCCACCGGACTATGATTGTGACCGAATTGTTTGAACGGAAGATGCGATCGCTACTTGAGAAACCAGTCGCGGTGAAATTACCGGCAGAAGTCACTTCAAAGTTGGGCCCTTTGTTATCACGACCAAACCGTGTGGGGCTGGCAGTCGCTGCAATGCCGTAAAGGTTTCGACCTGATCTCTCATTTAGATTATGATATACGACACTAGAGATAACTTGTGACATTGTCGGGTCAGCACCAAGACTTGGCGCCCAAAGCATGTCGAGCCCTTGCCACAATTGAGGATGCTTGGCATCCGCAGCGTTTCTAGCCGGTCTAGTTGGAATATACCCTTTTATCATTGTACTTCCGGATTCACGCCGATCCACCTGAGCCAGTGATTGCTGCCTGTTGAGTTGAGATTCGCACCAGTATCATGTACCACCGCGATGCCCCACTTGGGGCCGGGATCATTGATGGGGAGTTCTAATCGAAACTCATCACCTGTGGATGGTGTGAATCCGACTAAGGCCGATCCTACAGGTATTGCATTTTTTACTGTGATTGCCGCATCACTAGCACCGGCATTGTCTGTGATTGAAGGTGTCCCGTCATTGTCTGATCTAAGTAAATAGAAATAGATGTTTCGACTGCCGGTGGGAGAAGTGCCAAGTTTGATTCTGGCGAAGACAATAATCCTCTCGAACTTCGTGACAGAGTTGTCAACAAGCGTGGTTTGCCGACCCACACCCGCTGTGCTTGATGGCAGCGAGGCCAGCGTGATCGTCATCGCGGCTGATGCAGAATACTTCTGTTTAATTTCATTAGGCATTGGTCATCCGTTCATGAAGTCGAGGAAGGCAGTGCCTTTTGTAGTTTCAGACGCTTTTCTAGTTCGCTCAGCTTCTCTGGCTTTCTCGGCACCAGTCTTAAACGCATTGCGTCCAGCCACGGTATTGACGAGACGATCAGAGCTATAAACAAACGGGGATGCGTCAGTAAACACACCCGCCACATCGTCAACCCATTCAAGGCTGACTGAGAAGATGTTGTCGTCGTCGGTGTTCTTCGAGAGCTTTTCGTTGCGCCACATATCGATTCCTTGTTAGATTTGGCACGGTCCAACCGGGGCCGATCAGCCGGACGAACTGCCGGACGAACTGCTTGTGTTTTCCGGGTCGCACGGCAAGACGGAAACGAACGCCGGTGGCGTTCCTTCCTTCGTCTGATGTAGAACGAATGTCGAGTAGGTCGGGCAGCTCGTCGCTTCGCCGCGATAGGCTGCCTTCCATGTACCCAGTTCATCAGACAGATCGGCGATCCACCACCTACCGTCATTGCCCAGGTAGAGGCCAGCGCGGGAGACCTCCAGGCCGCCAAGATCAACATGATTCAAGTATTGATTCTGATTTGGCCCAGCTGTGAGTTCAACGTAGTCGTATTCAGTTGTCTGGATTCGAACGCAATCGTCGCAAGGCTGGGGACAGCCAGGTGCGTTGCAGGAGTCATAGACCTGAAAAACGTTGAACGGACTTAGCGTCTCCTGTACATCGACCTCCTCAAGCTGATAGCACAGTCCAGTGCCGTTGATTTGCAGAGTCGGGTTGACTCGTCCATTGGAGACGGCGTTGAAAATCGCCTTGGGCAGGAAGATATCGCCCGAGTCGTCCTCCGCGCCACATGGCCGCCAGCGATCCAGTAGTGGTGGAGTCGGCGTTCCGCCGCTGCCGCTACTGCCGCTGCTCGTAGGTGGTGGCGTGTTGGGTCCGCACGGCTGCAGCGCGCAGCTCCATTCGACTTCTTCTTTGACGAGCTGCGGTTTTTTGCGCGGATGGTGTCGCCACGTTTTGAAGAAGAATATAAAGTGAAGGCAGGTGTCATCGAAGAGTACACAGGTTTGCTCTTCAAGGACGCGTATGTCTTGTGAGTCGCCGTTGGGCATACCTGGCAGCGGCCCGGTGTCACCGCTGCTGCCTGATGAGGACGAGGAGCCTTGACCAGTTTCGTTCTCGAAGTGAAACCAATAGTCTTTGATGGCGGTGTCGCCAAAGCCATAGCGAACTTCCGTCACGTTGACGACAGCGCCGATGCCAGCGGGGCGCAGTGTCAGGTCATCATCGACGATCACGCCGTTGCCTTCTTCTCCGATCCCATCGTTGGGATCTTCGACACCGTTGAATGCTTGGACTGTGCGTCCGTTGGCTTTCATTTGCCAGCCGCCGTAGCCAGTAAAAGACAGCGTCTGTTCGACGACGGTGTAGCGCCATTTATTTTGCCATTGATCGTACTCGCCGCGCACTGATTCGCGGGCGACGACCTTGGCCTTGAACTCTTCTTCGTAGCGATTGCAAAGTCGCACAATCGCCCAGCGCGTAACGCCTGCGGCTTCCTTCCATAGGATGGTGGCGGCGCCGTTGGTGCTGCTCTTAAGCAGCAACGCATCGCCATCAATGATGTCGGCCCGGTCGTGCCATTCGCGATCGACAGACAATTGGCAGGCTGTGATTCCGGTGACCACAGCTTTGCCGATCTCTCCTTGCTTGATCGGTTCCACCAGTAGAACGAATCGGCCCAGGTGGACATCCACATCGGGCATAACGCCAGTGAGAACCGATCGATCTTTACCTTCGTCAGTTGTCGGATCGATCGCGGCAGAATCCTTGTCGATACCCAGGACTGCAAATCGATCCTGATCTGTACCGCTGTCATTGAGAATGAAGATGACGCCTGCTTGGCGGTGGAGCTTGGACCAAGCCGCTTCGTCGCGGGAATTTTCATTGCGGTGTTGAGCTTCACGCTTAAGCAGAGCGAGCAGCTTGTTGTAGATCACAGCCGGCACCACGAGAGGTTGGTGCGGCGTGACCTGCCGAAATGCATCTCCGCCAATAGCCATGTTATTACAATCCCAAACCTGAAAAATCAATTAAATCAAACACTTGTTCGACGTATGCCACGAGCGGCTTAAGCGTGAGACGCTGCTGCTCGACGACATGTCTGTTTCTCGTCCACACGTATTCGTGACCTCCCGCGTTAATGCCAGCGATGGTTCCAATGCTGCGTCCAACCACGTTTGGGCTGAAGCTCACTTGATAAGCCACGACAAGTTTCGCGCCTTTGTCGCCGCCAGTGGCACCCATATAAAGCAACTCGCCGGTGTTGGCTGCGATCGTGATTCCGCTGTCGGTTGTGATAGTTACAGCACCGTCGTTCACGCCGATTTTTGCGAGTGCCTTGATGAAGTCGCTGGTTCCGCTACCAATCGCAAACTCTTTGGTCACCGTGAAGCCGAGTCGTGGAACAGGCACATCGACGCCTTCGGCGTTTTCGCCGTCACCGACGCCGATCAGATTGCCGTTGTCACCAACCGCCGCTGCTTCACCAGCGGCTGCAAAGGCACCGACGGTGGCTTTGCTCGCAGTGATGTGTTCATTCGCGCCAGTCGTGTCGAATGAAAATCGACTCTCTGATGATCCTGCGCCACTTTGCTCTTCCTCTTCTGTGCCGTAGTTGGCAAGTCCGAACCAGAGATCGCCAACCTCGAACACTTCACTGTCTTTGTCGATCCGCACCAGGTCATTCCAGGCCTGCGGCGCTACCAGGAACATTGCCGCAATCGCTTCCCCGCTCTCGACGGCGTCCTGTATCCAATACTGCCGCCGCCCGCTGGTTGGCGAGTAGCGCTGCTGCTCAGGTTGTTCTTTTGCGGTGGCTGGCATATTGGATCAGGAGAACGCGGGAAGTCGAAGTTTGATGTCACCGAGTAAATCAATCGCGCGTCTGAGATGGTCTTTGGCTTGTCGTTGTTCTTCGACCATCTGCTTCGCGAAATTCTGGCCGCTGCCTTGCAGGCTTTGGAAGTTGCCGAATTTGTTGAACGTGCCGCGCGTCTGGACCTTCTTGAGTATTCCTGTGACTTCGTCGTCTTCCCCTTGAGAACCTATGCTCTTCAGGAAATCGGCGCGTTCTTTGAGATCGCCGCCTAGCTCACCTTGCTCTCTTTTTGTCTTCGCTTCAGTGACGGCGGATCGCAGGGCATCCTTGGCCGCTTCCAGCTCGGCGGCGGTGGCCTCCAAGCTGGCAACTGCGGCCTTGTCGCGATCGGCACTGGTGCGGGCCGAGTCATCGTCGATCATGCCGACGGCATCCTGAAACGATTTGCTGATCGCGTCGATGTCGGCGACGCGTTCTTTCTCGATTTCGGCCAGGCGGTTGGCGCTCTCCTCTTTGCTACGGCCCGCGTCAGCTTCGCGCTTGCGATTGTTGATGTCCTTGGCTTGTGCACTGTCGAAGTTTGAATCAAAAAAGCCAGTGACATCGTGGATCGTGTTTTCGACGGCACCTTGGACGTCGTCCCAGATGCCCGTGATCTTCGACGTTGCGCTCTCCCACAGGCCGGTGAAGAATGATGTGAAGTTGACCCATGCCGCCTTGAGGCCAGCGATTAAGCCCAGCGTGAGCTTGGCCACGATGTCCACGGCGGATTGCCAGGTAGAGACGACACCATCTTTGACGCTTTGCCAGATTAGATTCAAGCCATGTGCGCCGCGCTCCCAGACGAGCTTGAGCGCTAGCCACAGGATGTTGGCTGCTGCGGCAATATCGCCTGAGGCGAGCGCATCGCGGATTCCGCCAAACGCGGTGATCGCATCGTCTTTCAGAGTGTTGAATCCATCTCGAAGCGCACCCATGGCCTGCGCGCTGTCTTTCGACGTGACGGTCAGCGCCACGCCGAGCGCGCCAATAGCTGCCGTCAAGACGCCCATCGGCGAAATGAGGAAAGCGAGTATTGGCCCGAAGCCCGTGAAGATCATCGCTGCCAATTTCATTGCGGCCGCGAGCGGAGCGATCGACAACTTGAGCAATCCGATGACGATGTACGCTGCCTTCGCGGCCACGATAAGCGGCGTCATCGCCAATGCAACCACCTTCAGTGTTACACCAAGCGCGATGAGTGCAGCTCCAGCCGCGATGATGCCGACTGCGACCTTCGCGGCAGTGACGATGGCGTCCCGGTTGCTTTTCACCCAGTCGATGACGCGCTTCATTGTCGTTTGAAATCGCTGAGCCAGATCAGTCAATGCCGGTGCAAGCGCCGCGCCGATTTCGAAGGCGACTTTGGCGATCTGTTTTCGCACGTCGGCGATGTGATCACCGAAGGCAACGGCGGCATTGGCTGATTCGCCCGACATAGTCAGGCCCAGATCCTCTGCACGCCGCATGAGCATCTCGATGCCTTTTGCTCCATCAGCCATGAGCGGCAGAAGCTCTGCGCCACCCTTGCCAAACACTTCCATCGCGGCACCAGCCCTGATGGCAGGGTCTTTAATTTTGCTCAGCCGATCGGCGATCAATTTGAATTGTTCATCGGGGGACAGCCCGCGCAGGTCATCGAGTGTGAGGCCTAGTTGCCCAAAGGCTTCTATCGCAGTGTCGGTGCCGTCCTCCGCATTTTTGATTGTCCGCTGCATTGTGCGGACACCTTTTTCCAAAACCTCGGCGCTCGCGCCGCTTTGCTCTGCGGCGTACGTCAACTGCGAAAGTGCTTCCACGGCGATACCCGTGCGCTGGCTCATCTTCGCCATTGCATCGCCTGCGGTCGCATAGACCGTGAGGGATGCGATAAACGGGGCCAGTGCAACAGTGCCCAGCGCCGCGATCTTTGTGCCAATGCCTACGAGCGCCGTTCCCAGCGCCTTGAGTTTCTTTTTGATTCCATCCAAGGAGCGCACTAACAGCTTGTCCCGCGCCGAGATCTCGACGTAGGCCTTGCCGGCTTTCACTGCTCCTGTGGATTCAGCCATCCTTCTCCTCGTTTATCTCAGTCAGGTGCTAACGGACGATGCCCAGCGTTTGGGGAGCTGCGGTAACTCGCGTGCCAGAGCAGGCCGCATGAATGGACGCGCCCGAATGGTGATGGTCTTTCCCTTGTAGTTCACCGACTGGCCGCCAAACTCCAGTGCCTGGGGCAACGTCGATTGGCCTTTCTGTCCACCGAATCGAAGCGGGCCAATCACGACGCTCTTGTTCTGCGGGTCGTATCCGAACAGAATCACTCGGAGTCCCCGAGCATCGAGCGCCTTGGGCTTGGGCTTGGGCGGCAGGCCTTGTTTTTTTAGCACTCGATTGCGCTGGGATCGGGCGTAACCCACATGATCAAACGGCGGATTGCCCGGCTTGGAGATCAGGCCAAAGCGGCGAGACTTGATCGAATTGCGAGCGGTCTGCCGAATGTGTGCACCGGCCTGCGACAGCGCACGCCGGTCTTTCGCGCGCGTAACACGAAGGACCTTCGGCTTGTCGAAGAAGGTTCCCACCACTCGGTATGACACGCCGAACTGACTCATTTCGCATCCGTCCAGAGGTACTTCATGACCGCAAGTTTGTGAGCTGCCGAATGTTGGACTTTCTGTTTCTTGGTGGTCGGATTGAATTCAGTCGGCGAATAGCCCCTGGGATGCTTCGCAAACATGTAGCCTCCGACGTTGGCAATCTGAGCAAGCATCGCGCTGGTGTGGGCCCAGCCTTCGCCTTGCTTGGCCTCGACCATCCAAGCGAGCTCTCTGAGCGTCATCGGACCCGGTTCAACACTTACGATGCCGGCGAGTTCGTAGATGGCCCGCCAGCATCTTTCTCCGCCTGGCTGAGGATCTGATCCAGATCGATCGCTTCCATCCTGCTGATCGCCAGCTTCGTTCGCGCTTCGTACACGCGATTCATCTTGCTCAGAAACGTGGCGAGCATCTTCCGCTCGCCTTGCCGGAAAAAACCGACTAGGTCCTCCAGGAGTGCGGTGAGGCCAGCATCGAGCGCGTCGCCGATCATGGCTTCGCCGAAGTCGATATCACTGACGTCAGCAGACTGGCACTGCGGCGCAAGGACGGCATAGAGCACATCGACCAGCCGACAAATGTCGTCGCTGAGTTCTTGCAGTAGCGCGCCTTCGGTTGCCTTCATGAGGTCAACGCCGACAAGCAGGCGCACGCGCCTGATCGCATTGACGTCGATGTGCAGCGTCCACGAACGCCCTTTGTGGTCTTTGAATGTCTGCATGAGCAGCCCTTATTTCGTGCGAATTGAAACGCATGAATCCGCTTTGAAGGCGGATCATGCGCGACGGGGGAAGAGATCAGGAGCCGGTGACTTCGACCATCTCCGGATTAACATCGGAGTTGGTCGGCAGCGCGGTGATGTTGACGATCACCGCGTCTTCAAGAGGCTGCGGGTCGGAGAAGTTGAAGATTTCAAAGTCAGCCCAGAAGCCGCGCGTGCCTTCGGCCGAGGCCTCACCATCGAGCACGGCCATCGCGATCTTTTCATTCTTGTTGAAGGCGCGAAGAAACGCGAGATAGTTCGCGTCGTCGGGGTCGTAAACCATCTGGATTTCGAGCGTGGAATCGCGGAGCGTTCCCTTGCGAAGCCGGTACTTGCTTCCACGGATCGAAGTGTCAGCCTGACCCTTCTCGTGGCCGGGCGTGATATCGCGGACGTTGTCGACCTCGACTAGGCCTGCGGGCGCGACACCCAAATGCACGCCATTGGAATCTACAGTGCCCCAACTGGCGCGCGTGCTGGTGGTGGGCAGCCGATAGAGCTTCATGTCGAGACCGACTTTGGCGTTGCGTGGCATGGCGAATCTCCTGATTTAATTTTCAATCATCGAAAAATTCGATGCTGAACTTTGATGAGTGCAGTGAACTGGTTCAATCGCTCCAAGTGATCGTCGCTGTAACTGACCTCAACACCGGTCCATACAGCCGAAAGGTTTTCTGTTTCGATCCTCGTCGCCGTGTGACGCAGGTGATCGCGGATCGCCTGCATCAACTTCATCAGCGGATCGAGTTGTTCGTTGCCCGGGCCAGCCTGGCCTGGAAACCGGCACATCACGCCGATCTCCGTTGTGAACAAGTACTGATCAGACTTGCGACTGAGCCCCGATTGAACATCGCCGCCAGGCACGACTGTGACGACGATCCGATCGTCGAGCTCTTCTAGGTCGAATCGCGGCAGATACCCGCGCTGCGCCATAAACGGTGGGTCGAACTCAGTGTCGTTGAGCGATTCGACGATGCCGTCGGCAAGTTCAATTGCATCGCTCATGGCTTGCCCTCAAGTCTCTTCTCGATGCGAATGAGTGATTCCTTGATCCAGCGAATGTCAGTCACGACTTCGCCGTGCTTTGCTTCGAGTAGTCGCAGCCGAGCTTCGTGATCAACCGTGGTGAACTCCGTGGCTTTGACCTTCTCCAACTGGCTGGTCGTGTGGCTGGACGTTGCCCAGACAGCCACGGCAAACGATCCGACCCAGCCGACGATGATGGCGGCGCTGGCGATCGTGAGTTTGCGCGTGATCTGACTCATGGTTCGACGTCCTCTACCTTGACCAACTTCGTATGGATTCTCAGCTTCTCGTGGTGCGGATCACTCCACTTGTAGTGAGCTGTTCTTGGCGCTGGCGATGCGACTTCGTAGGTGCGGCGCTTGTTGTCCTGGCTGACCTCCTCGATCGTGTCACCACGCTCGGGCAAAACCTGAGCACTGGCCAGCACGAGATCCACAGCGTCAATGAGGTAATCGCGCGACAGCGCCCGAACCAGCGATGCCGTTTCCTGCTCGATCACTTCGAAGTCCGTTCGCCCGATGACAGCCGTCAGCGTGACGCTGACGGCTCCTCGGCGATAAGTGACCTCGCTACCCGCATGACTTTTCATCTGCTGGCTGAGCCACCGTGATCCCTGTTCCAGTAGGTTTGCCATTGGTAAGGATTCCCGTCAGCTCATCAATGTCACTAGGGCGTCAAACTCACGATCGGTTGATGGCCGGATCGTGGATCGCTCGCACGGTGGTTACCGACGTGCCGGCGGCGGCGGCGGCGCGACCGAACACCTGGTTGCCCACGTCGTCAGTGGTGACGTTTGCTTCGGCGACGTCCCAGTAGAGGACGTCGCCATCGGCGATATCAGACCCATCCTTATCGATGTCATAGACGCCGCCGCCCGCAGCCAGCGCGCCAAGCGCATCGGCCGCAATGTCGAGATGGGCAAGGCGGGGTTCGTCGCCGACCATGACGACAGCGCCGGCACTTACGGCAGCGGTAGGCGTGTGATCGACCATCAGGGGACGGCCATGTTTGAAGGTTGCTTTCATGAGATCCTCGCTTTTGCGATGAGGTTTGAAGTTGAGTCTAATCACGATTGCCCCGCTGGCGGCGAGCCAGCGGGGCTGAAACATTTCTTGCGAAATATCAGACCTTAGGCCGCGCCCTTGCTCTTGACGGCGGCGCGCTTTTCCTGCATCGCGACGCCGACATCCCAGAAGCCGCGGTAGCTGATACCGAGCGTCTCGAACGACGGCATGCCCGACTCGATCGTCGGCTGGCGTTTGCCGCGCAGGTACGCAACTTCGACCATGGCCGAATCTGCGGGGTTGGCGAGCAGATAGAAGGCGGTGTTCGAGGCGCCAGCAAGGCTAAACGCGCTGGCGAGATACGGCGCGACCACGGGCTTGTACATGCCCTTGTGCGGGTTGCTGTTGGGCTTGCCCTTGTCGGCGGTCGTGGTTTCGTTGACGTTCGTGTCGTTAAACAGCTGATCCGCAATCACCTTGAGTGCGGGCGGCACAAGCAGTTTGCCGGCAGGCATGAGAATGGGTTCGTTGGCTGAGTCTTTCTGTTCCAGGAATTTCTGAAGAGCAGAGCTCAGCGCGGTGATGCTCAAAGCCGTGGCGGCACCTTCGATGTAGTTGTTGTTGTCAGCGTGGAAAAAGTTGCTCGGGTTGGACAGCAACAGCTTGAACACCATCTTTTCACGCGCGATGATCGCCTTGCGACCGATGACCTTGGGCACCTGGACGAAGGCACCGAGATCATCATTGATGATGTGTGTGCGAGTCAGCGTGACCACGCTGCCCTTAGTCTTCACTTGGTTGCTGAATTCTTCCTCGGTCAAAGTCAGATGCTTGAGTTCACCATCGGCGCCCACGTCTTCGAATTCGCCGCCGCCGGTGAGGCGGTAGCTTTTGAACGCCTTGAGGTCGGACGAGTCGACCTCGCGTGCAATATCGGGCACCACCGTCGCCATTGCAGCGAAGCTGTCGAGCAGTGCTTTGTTTGCGACGCTGCCGAGAATGCCCGACAAACTGAACGATGAGAAGCCAGACGCTCGCAGCATGTTGTCTGCTTCGAACGCGGCGTGAATGAATCCCTCGCTTTTGCGATCGCCGTTGTAATGACGGCCAGCAGCAGCAATGGTCACATCCATGAGCATGTGAATGCCGGCACCGCGGAACTGGCTGGAAACAGCGGCGTTCATGACCTGCTCACGATTGGCCTGCGGCAGTCGATCGGCGATGACTTTTTCGGGCACACCAACCGAGAGCGACATCGCCGCTTCGATCGACAGCGCGTTGACGCGATCCTGATCGGTGCCCGTGCGACCGACGATCGCCCCTGGAGCCTGCGGCCGGCTGGCGCGCAGCACTTCGAGCTCCGCCTTCTCGGTGGTCCAGCCTTCGCGGATTGCTTTGGCCGCAATCTCGCCATGGCCCGCGCAGGTTGCATTGATCTTGCCAACGCGGTCAGCTTCCGCCGCGTACTGGGCGCGCATATCTGTCAGGGCCTGAGCGCTCAGCGTTGCCGGGGTAGCAGTGGTCACAGGTGCGACGGTCGTGCTGACAGCCGGATCGACGACAGGCGGCTTGGCAGCCGCAAGCTGCTCCGCATCGAACGCGGCTTTCAGCGTGAGTTTTTGCGTCTCGCTGATGGTGTTGGGTTCGAAGCCTTTTGCTTTAAGCCAATCGTTGAATTGCATGGTGTCTTTCTCCGTTGATGCAGATGCGGCCACGCTGGCCGAGGTGTTCGGGTCTGCGCCCATGGCCACGAAGCTGACTTCACGCAGCAGCGCGGCGCGGGCGATATACGCAGGTCCTGTGACGTTTCGGTTGTTGACCACAGCGGTCTTGCCAGCGGCGAGGAATTCCACGCGGCTGGGGTTTGCGCCGACGGAGGCTTCCCAAGGGAAACCGTTCTTGCCCGTCGAGGCGACTTCGGCGGCATCGCCCCCGGTCCCGCTGATGACGCCTTGTACAAACACGCCGTCGGCTGTGACTTCGGCGCGCTCAGAATGACCCACGATTTTCTTAGGATCGTGATCGCGCAGGGCCTTGACTTTCGGTGCCAGTTGAATGCCCGTAAGTTCGATGATGACCGGATGCGGCCACCCTTCCAGTTTCATCACCTCGCCCGTGTAGGCGGTGATGTTGAAACGCGGCAGACCGGCGGGCCTGCCGTCGGCGGCGGCAGCTGCCGCTTCGATCACGGCGGGGCCCGTGAGGCTTAGTGTGCTTGGATGAGTCGGAGCGCTGGCTCGCATCCAATTGGGCAGGCGAAGATTCATTTCGTGGTCTCCTTCGCCGTTGGCTTGGGATCAGCAGCACCTTCGTTTGCGGCCTTCGGGCTTTTGAGCGTGACGGGCTGCCGCGCACCGTCGTTCTGTTCCCATGCTTGTCGCACGGCTTCACTCACTGGGGGCAGACCAAGGCGTTTGCGGAAGGCGATTTCGTCTTCGATGTTTGGAGTGATCAAACCGGATCGAACAGACTTCGCATAGTTCTCGACGAATTCCGCCAACTCTTGTGAAGCGACGGACGGAGAGCCGGTGGAAGCTTTCGTTTTTGCGCGCTGCGGTGTCACCGAAACGCCGTCTTGTTCTTCGCCGGTCTCTTCATCTGTCGATGTCGATGTCGTTGTGGCCTGCTGGTCACTAGTCGGAGAGAAAAGCTTGGTTCGCAGCGCGGCTTGGTACTGGGTGAATGTCATCCCCAGCGCTTCAGCCTGCGCGTGCATTTCAGTTTTCCAATCAAGACCACGTCGCGCGAAGATACGCGGATAGCTGTCGATGCCGCAGCCGAGTGCCGTTTCTTTAGCGCCAGCTTCGCGCGGGTCCATGAGTTCTTGGCCGTCCCAGAACCACGTGTGCGCTGGCACACCTTCACCAGCGGTTGGTGATGGCGGCAGATGCCCTGGGATCAGGACTGCTTCAGCGTGCCAGGCATCGAACAGGCGATCGACGCAGGTGTCCTCCAGGCGATCCCAATCAATCGCCAAGGTTTTGAACCAAGGCAGATGATCGAGCTTGCCTGAACTGTAGTTGTAGGTGCTGCTATCGGCAGCGGCTATGCCGTATGGTTGACCGATGCATCGCGCTGCTTCGCTGATCAACGCGCGCTTGAACATCTCGTAGGTGGTCTGCGGCTGCTCAGCTTTGAACTGCGACATGTCCCAGCCTTGCGGGACAGTCAGTAGCATGTTTCGGATGATCTCGATCGTCTCAAGCGCCTCGACCTCTTCGGGATCTCCGGCCGGTGCGGTGCTCTTGAGAATGCCCGCAAGATTCGCGGCTGTCTCGGCAGCGGAGACGACGGCCAGCGTGAAGCGCCGCAGCAGTGCGAACAGAGGCAGTGCCGGCGTGATGTGCGGCACACCACGGGTCTGCCCCGGCCGCTCGCTCTTGAAGAGGTGCAGCACATGGTCAGCGCGGAACGTGTCGTAGTCTGAACTCAGGCCCAGCGTGTTGAAGAGTTCCCCTGGATGTTCTTTGAGGACGGTGTAACCAGCGGGATTGCCGAAGTCGTCGAATATGATGCCGTCGGTCTTTTGGTTGAGCGCGCTGAATGGACTGGACACCTGGTCGGCTTCGACCAGGCGAAGATCGAGCTTCACCACATCTCGGATTTTGGGATTGTTGACTAGAAGGCCAAAGGCTTCACCGTCTTGAATCTCAGCGAATGCCATCTGCCAGAGCTTTGAGAAAGCACGGACTGCGATCGCCCACTGATTGAATTTCGTTTCGATCGCCTGGTTGTAGTCCTCGTCCTTCGTCAGGACTTGAAGCGTCGGGCCAGTGCCGACGACGTAGTCGGCCTTCGTCGCGACGATGCCTTTGGCGATGCAGTTGTTGCTGACTTCGTAGCGAGCTCGCCGCCGGAGAATGCGACGAATCTCCGGATTGTGTGCCGCGTTGGCCGACATGTCGTCGGCCGCTGACCAATGACGCATGTTGTCGTCGTTGGTCTGCGCCGCATCGTAGGTGGCGCGCATCGGCACATTGCGACGAGCCATTTCCGATAGCCTGATCTTTGGCTTTGCAGTTGTTGGTGCGGCGCTTGTGTTCATGCTGCACCTCCGCTTCGAATCTTGGCGAATCGGAGAGGCAACTTTTTCTTGTTGTTCGTCGCGGTGCTGCGCAAATACTGATCAGCTTCGATCTGTTCGCGGAGAGAGTGCTGGCGCACGCTGCCTTGGTCGCCGGTCATTTGAGCCGGCCCCTTGGCGTTCTCCTTCAGAGTCTCAGTGATATCTTCAGGCATGGTGCGTCCAGCGAAGAACTCGCGTGTCTCAAAGATTGATACAAAGGCGGGAGCTGTTGACCCGATACTGGTGGGTTGAGATATGCGAAATTGTGCGGATAGTTACACCGGTATAGCGCGGAGTCCGGATAAGCTTACTCTTGAGATGGTTTGGGGACAGTCAAGTTGCATCTCCAAGGACTCTCTCATAACTCGTCACTCTTCGACCGCAGTTGCGACATTGCTTGCGTCTGAGGATTCGCTTGAGAATCGTCGGACGTGTGTAAACAGTTTGAAAATGACAGCAGCCGCAATCAGGGCATTCAAGGCCGCGTACCTCCTCGGTCTCTCTCTCTGGCGCAGGCTGAGTTGGCGGCCGTCTGCTCATGCTGACCTTCCTTGAGCTCGCTTGCTCCGCTGAAGTGCGGCGAGACTCACCTTCTTTTTCTTCCGGCCAGGCTCATCTTCGAGCAGCCCGCATCCAAGCATCGAAGCGCCGACGAAGCAGCCGATCAGGTTGTCCCAAAAATGGTTGTCTTGATTTGGCTTGAGCGTCCAGTCGATCGTCGTGCGACCTCTTGCATCGTGGCGGATCGAATATTCCGATCGATACTGATCGATCAGAAGTCGATGCTCCTCTGGCTCTTTGCCGTATAGCGAAAAGCAACCACGGGCGCCCATGGGTGTGGCGAGTCGCTTCGCGGCGAAAGTCTTCCACCAGTTTGTATCGAAGACGACGTGACGAACTGATCGTTTGCCTTGGGTCAAAGGCACGCGCCAATTAAGGCCGAGTCGTTCGCCCGGCCGCTTTTTGTATTCAGACATCGGCGTTGCAGTTGGGCTGATGTATCGACCATGGCTCGGCATGAGGACGGCCGCATAGATGCTCTGCCGACAGAAGAGATAAACCGTGTCTGTGAACTCGCCCCAGTTCGCATCAATAAGACTGGAGTTGAGCCGCATCGTGACGCCATCGTCGCGTTTCCACTCCCGACTGTTTAGCTCATTGGTCAATTGCTCGAGCGCGAAGTAGAGAGCGCCTTCCGCACCTGGCGAACTCTGGCCGCTTTCCTTCGCGGCTTGCGTGGCTACCAGCTCATACGTCTTCTTGATTTCGCGGAGCGTGATGTATCGGCGCGGCTGCTCAGGCCAGATGCCGTAGTCAACGAGCGCGCCGTCGAAGCCATTTCCAAAGGCGCACACAGACCAGTAGAGCGCCTTGCCTTGAACATCAACATGAGCGACCAAGTGAGACGCGCTAATGGGCACAGTGCCTCGACTGATATTGTTCAGCTTCTTACCAAGCAGATCTGACGTGAGCTCGCCTTGCTCAGATTTATGACGATCAATTGGTTCGTTCTGGCATTCGCTGGCGAATACTTCCGGGCCGTCATCGAACAGCATGTTGTACGCATGCTGAACCGCGCTGACTTCCGTCTCATCCTCGAAGCAATGTTCCCATGCGACGATGCAGCCGGCGTCCATTGCACTCTGATTCGTCCGATAGAAGGCTGTCGCCTCGATGTGCGCGCGCTCCTGATCGCCGACGATGGCCGGGTTATAGTTGGTTCTTATATCTCTGTACTGCAGCCAAAGAGTTTCGTGAGCGTCGGCCCACTTCTCCACCATCTTGATCCGCTCACTCTGCCAAGCGGGATTGCGCTTGTGGTCGCAGAGCTGGTCAACCACGTCATCCTTCTCGATCACTGTCGCCGCCATGATGCAGGCGATGCGGCGACGATGGCCACCGAGCTTGAGCACCACCTTCTTGATGATGCCAAGGCGCTTGCCGACTTGATTTGGGGAAACGGCTTGCTCGTCGGTTTGTGGATCGTCGATGCCGACAAAGTCCGGACGCTGCTGCGTCCCGTCTGGACGCTTATAGCGCAGCCCTCGCGCTGACATCAAACTGCACGTGGTGACGATCGTTCCACTTGCAGGCGATTGAATCAGTTTCGGTTCGCCAGGCAGCTTCTGTTCGCTGGCCCAATCCTCTGAAACATAGATCGTGGGCAGCACGATCACTTTTTCTTTCCATTCGATGTAGGTGAGTTCACCATCGTGTCGCTGTGACTTGCATCGCTGTGAGTTTCCTTCCAGCGATCGGATGGGGTGGCAGACTTCCGGGAAGTCTTCAAATAGCAGGTCGTTTTCTGCGAGTTCCAACTTGATGCTGTTGAGACTGGTTGCGGCCAACTCTCGGTTTGCGCTGAATAGTGGGACGAATCGCCGGTGCCCATAAACACTGGCCCAGATAAATGAGTTCTCCAGGATCGTACTTTTCGCCCATCCTCGATAGACAGCTTCGACGAATCGCCCGCCGCGCAGGATGCAATGCTCGATGCGACTGATGACTCGGGAGTGCCCCGAACTGAACGGCTTGAGTCCCGTGGACTCGGGAAAATAGGTCGTCAGGAATTGCAGGAGGTTGAGCCGGCAGGATTCTCTTCTCACCGGATACTTCACCGGTGGAAGGACGCCGATGTCCGATGTGGCTTTCATCACATCGCGCGAACGCTGAGCCATTTTTTCGCGGTGTGCCTGACCTTTATCTTTCGATTGCACTACCGGTGCAGGTGGTGGAGTTGGCTTGCTCACCCTCTTGGGCTTTTTGCGAGTTGGCGTTTTCTTTGCCATGCGGAAAGAAAGACACTCGCCACCGGCGGGTGTTCCCTATGGAATGGGGGCAATGAGACCTTCGGGAAGGACCCGTGAATCAGTCTGGAGGAAATTTTCAGACGAAAAAAATCGCATACGAGAGTTGAGCTAAACGCCTTTTTTTTATTACTAGAGTTCGCTCTGTTTTTTTGAACAGTGGCGTTTTCGGCCAAAAAATGCAGGCCGCTAAATTGACCAATGAGGCCTAAATCGTTTGAGCCACGAGCAGGATCGCTTCGCAGAAGCGAATCTCAATTCACTTAACGATTGCGGCACCACCGACAGCATCACCAACATTGATCGCGATTTTACGAATGAGCTTCAGCACGTCTGAGTACTCGCGCTCTGCGACATCGACCATGTCTTTCGCAGCCGTCGACTGTGCAGCTTGCAGACGTTGCCGCGCCGAGTCATCGAGCTTCACATCGCCACTGGCGATCGCAGTTGACATCGTGCCGATTGCCTCAACGGCCGCAGCTCGCACGTTCTGCTTTTGCTTGGCCTGATAGATCGTGCTCACTATGCCGCCGATCGACGTCGCGAGTAGAGAAAAAATTAAGCCAGCCTGTCCTGGCAGCGCAGAGCCAATGACATTACCGACACCCTTAATCTGTTCGCCTGGGTCATCGCTTGTGATCGACTCGCGCTCAGCTTTCAGGGCGGCAATCTTTTCATCGGCTGTTCGAAATATCTCCGCAGATATCTTCTCAAACTTCGCAGTGATCGCGTTGTAGGTCGCGTCGATTTTCACATCGATCGATTTAGCCTGTTCGATCTGAGGCAGAATTTCCGCAGCCGCGTCAGGCCTGGCGGCGAGTTGCGCCTCCAAGTTCGCGACGTGCGATTCCAGAGCGGCAGACTGCTGATCGAAAACTTGCTTCACGTCGGCGATGCGACGATTTATTTCTAGCTGGGCAGCGATCTTTGTTGCCTCGGCTTGTCCAATAGCGACATCGAATTGGGCGCGCCGCTCTGCACCCGTGCCCATGCAACCAGCGACGGTGAAACAGAGACCGGTCACGACGACGACGACAAAGCAGTGGAAGCGGCGGTTGGGGTTCATGGCGATTCTCCCTAGGGTGGTCAATGAAGCGCGGCGAGTTCTGCACTCACGGCCGCAAGTGTTCGTCGCATGATCTGACCGAGTCTTTTGCTGATTTTCTGTCTGTGTTTTTCACCAACTAGACGTGCGATCTCGGCTTGAGTCGCGCCAGCGTTCGCGATGAAGATGCGAAGCAATGCAGCATCGTCAGCTGTGAGGAAAGCTTCCGGATGCTCGACGACTCTGCCGGCTAAAGCTTGTACTCGATCGTCGATATCAGCTCGCGTCGAATTTACAGAGACGTCAACGCCAGTCAGAGGGACAGCGCGAGTCAGGCGATCTGATTTGAGTTTGCGTATGTGATTGCGCGTGCGATTGATGATGCAACGGAATAGAAATGTTTCCAACTTCGCCTGGCGTTCATCCCCTGCGTCGAATCGAGGAATGCTGTCTTCGAGCAGCTCAACTAGTACGTCTTGGATCAGATCATCGCGCAACCGCCTCGGCACACGACGAGCGGTGCACACGCTGCGAATTAGCCCCGTAGCCCAAGCACAGATTGCAGCGATTGACGGCTCAAGCTCCGCGCGTTCAGCAGCCGTCTCTGCCACAAACGGGAATCGCCGGCCAGAAAGGCCAGCGACACCCGGTATCGATGTGTATAGCGACAGCAGCAGCGTCATTCTCCCTCTCCTCGCCCATCCATGAAGTGATACAAGCTGAATCGAATTTCGCCCATCAATTACCAGAAAACTTACGACGCCGATCTCCTCAACGGGCGTCGCGATTGTCGATCGGAAGAACTCCAACCAGCCCGCGCGAAATGCGGCTGTTTGAAATGGCGAATTACACGAGCTCGAACGTCAAGTTGCTCGATACGGTCGCGGCCCGGCCGTTGCTGCTATACGTCGTCGCTGGCAGTGTGGCCGCAATCTCCTGGCTGACTTCGTTGACCACCGTGAGCAGCGCAGCGTTAGCCGGGTGGTCTGCGTAGTTGTGCGCGTGGCCGTTGTGGGCCGCTGCCTCGCGCAGTGATGCGCGAAGTTTCTCAGGCTTGATCTTCAGAAGTCGCATGACCTCGGTGATCATCGATCGATTGAAAAGGTCGCAGGTCGCAGGCGATTTGCCGCTCGACGCCGGCGTGCCAACACCCTTAGTGACGGTGCCGCGGATCCGCACGCGAAAATCGACGGGTTCATTGGCCATGTCGGGTAGCCGCCCCTTGGCATCGGTCAGCGCCTTTGGCTTAACCGCTGATCCGAGTGCGACGATCTGAGCATCAGACAGAGATGAGGAGCTGCCAGCCGCCAACGAAAGTGACGGTGCCTTGGCCTCGTTCGAGGTTGCTTTCATGGGTGAGTACATCATTCCCTCGCAGTCTGCGAAAGAGACGCCCCTCCCCTCCGTTGGCGTCTCTCTCTGACAGTTATTTGGACAGCAATCGTGTAGCTCAGCTGGCTAGAGCGCACGGATCACACCCGTGAGGTCGTGGGTTCGAGTCCCACCTCGCC